CTTGCTGGGGGCAAAAAAAACCCATTTGGCGCGAGAGTTTGGGCTATCCGCTGGGCGTATCGCTCAGATCATTGCCGTCGAACAATTCCATCTTGAGAATACCAACCCCGGGGCATGGGATGGGTTGACCGTACGCACAAAGCACACATTGATGGCAGTGGGGCTGACAAGCAGACAGCAAATTCTGGCGGCATACAGGGCCAAGAAATTGAAGGAAATACCCAACTGCGGATCAAAATCAATTGAGGAAATACGTGTTTGGCTGAATGAGCCCTTGCCGACAAAGCAAGTGCGCGACCCCTGCACATGCCAAGACTTCCAGCGCGCAACGGAAGGCGGCACCGACTCAGAAGGCTACGGCCCCGCCATTGGGATCTGGCAAGGGCCGTTCAACTATTACATTGGCGGGCTGATCAACAAACCGCTGAAATTCTGCCCGTACTGCGGGAAACCCTTGCAACTGCCCAAAAATTGAGCATAATCCCGTCAAGCCAATATATCGGCCGGCTGGGCTTCAGTCGGTTACAAGACAAAGTTTGGCCGAAACCCCTGATGGCGGAGCCGTCTCCAAAAATTCCCTGAAGCCCGCACCCCGCGGGCTTTTTGCATTCCGAACCCCACAAAATCCAGCGCAACATGCTTCCGTCTCCTCCCTTGGGGAAGCGCCGCGCTGGCCCCCGCGGTATGAGTGGGCCACTGGCCCGGGGCAATCAGCCGCAGCGGATTCTGGTCGATTCGTCGGGCTCCAAGTCCTGACCGGGGCCGACCAAGGCCGCACACGCAATTCATCAATCCTTGCAACCGATAGAAAAAACCTATCGCGCGCCGGGCGGTCAACCGAGCCGTAGAAATCAAGGGTATCCCGCTGATACCACGCGGAAAAGAGGCGGGCGTCCGCAGGCGAACCTGTGGCAGCTTTACTGACAAGACGGCTGGCCGTGGTCCATGGAATCCGGCGAAACGGGCTAAGAGGTTAAGACACCGCGCAAGCGGTAGGCGATTGGCTGCCGTAAGCAGCGCCCGATAACATCTACATGGTGCTGAACAGGATGATCCCAGAGGCGAAAGCCTCCCCCGTCAGGACAAACGCAGGGCAATGGGTCGGACGTAGGTAAGTCAATACCTACGTCTTGTCTTTTGCCTGGACCGATAGTATTATTCAATTACGTCTTGTCAACGAGATGGCGAAAGCTATCGGAATCAGCCGCTCTACCCGGGCGGCTTTTTCTTTGGCGAGAACCTTTCTGTCTCCGGGCTGCTCCTGCAGCCTTTCACAGCCCCGGCGCTAACCCGCTGTGGCTTTTCTATTCACAGAGGACGTATGACAGAAACTGTTGACGCCGCTCTGACCAAATTCGCAGGCGTCCTCGGAGCCTGCGCCAGCCTGGCCTTCTTGAAAGGCACATGGCCCGAACGTGTGGCAATGGCCATCGGCGGATCGGTGGTCAGCTACTACGCCAGCCCTTGGGCGGCACACAAGGCCGGATTGCCCGAAGGCTTGACCGGGTTCCTGCTTGGGCTTTTCGGCATGACGGTCTGCGCCAAGGTCTGGGAAGCCATCCAGGCCACCCCGATCGCCGAGCTGTGGAGCGCCGCACTGGCCAAGGTCTTCGGCGCCAAGGGGGCAGGAAAATGAACTTCCTGACCTTGATTGCCTGCGGCCTGATTGCCGTGTTCTGTTTTGCGGCCGTGTGGTCCCACAAGTTCAGCGACACCTTGCCCCAGCGGGTTGCCCTGGGCGTGGGCTGCGTCGGCGCCATGGGCACCGGCTGGTACGCCAACCAAAACCCGCTACCCGGCCCGGTTGAACTGCTGATCTGGGCGACCGCCCTGTTTTGCTGCGCCACCGGCCACAAGTTGAGCCAAGACAAAAAAGCGCCCGAGGAAGTACAAACCCAAGCCGCCAACGAAGACGGCGACCGCCCGATGCTGTTGAGGGTGAAGTGAGAACAGCACACGACTGGTACAACCTCCTGTGCATGCTGGAGGTCAAACCCAGCGTGGCCGCCGAGTGGGCTGAAGTCTTTGCCGATGTCGTCCAGCCTGAGACTTTCAGTGCCGGCGACGAAGACCTGAGCGCATTCCTGGGCCAGATACTGCACGAAAGCGCCGGCCTGACCCGGCTGCAGGAATTCCTGAACTACAGCGCCGAGCGCCTGACCGTGGTTTGGCCCGGCAGGTTCCCGACCAAGGCAGAAGCACAGCCCTACGCCAACAACCCCGAGGCCCTGGCAAACAAGGTGTACGGCGGCCGGATGGGCAACACCGAACCCGGCGACGGCTGGAAGTACCGCGGCAGAGGCCCGCTGCAGATCACCGGCCGCGACAACTACCGCGCGGTGGGCGAGATCATGGGCCAAGACCTTGAAGGCATGCCCGAGCTGCTAGAGCAGCCCCGTTTCGCGCTGGAAGCCGCGATTGCATGGTGGGAAGACAAGATCCCCGACAACCTTTTGGGCGACATTGAAAAGACCACCAGACGGGTGAACGGCGGCACGATTGGCCTGGCACATCGGGAAGACCTGACGGAGAAGGCCCGGGAGGCGCTGGCCTGATGGACTGGCTGAACCCCGGCCGCTGGCTGCTGTACGCGGCATTCATCGGAGCCGTGCTGCTTGGCTACAACGCATGGGCCGATCACCAGCAAGGTATCGGAGAAGCCCGGGCAAACGCCCGCTGGCAGAAAGCCACGGACGAACTGAAAGCCAAGGCCAGCGACCAACTGGCGGACGAAACCGCCAAGGCGGACAAAGCAACCGACGAACTGCGCAAGTTCAAAGACGCCCAGGAACTGAAAGATGCCCAAGCCCGCAAGACTGTTGCCGACCTTCGCCAGCGCCTTGCTGCTCTGCCTGGTGGCCGGCTGCGCGACCCCAACGCGCCCGGATGTGGGGGCAGTGGTGGTGGCACCCAAGCCCAAGATTCCACCGGAACCCAGCCTGGTAACCAGACGGAGCCCAAGCCGGAGGGCTACTTTCAGCAGAGCTTACTGAACTACTCCAACGGCTCCACAGCGAAGCCGACGAAATCAACATCGCCTACGCAGCCTGCCGGGCAGACGCCCGCGCGCTGAGAACGCACCTACAACCGAAGGACTGATATGGAACCCATGGACATGGCCGAGCAGATGCAAGGCGACCCGGACGCAGCAGGCGAAGGCTACGAAATCTGCATCGCAGTCAGCAAAGACGGCCGGGTGGCTGTCGGCGTTGAATCCGGGTCCTACGAGGCCGCGGAAGAACAAGGCGCCCAGGAGGCCGGCATGGAAAAGCCGGAAATGCGCCAAGTTCAGGGCATCCAGGAAGCCATCCGCATGGCCATGGACATCTACAAGGCCAACGGCCAGATGCCCGAAGGCCCCTCGGAGGAGGGCACCCGGGGGTTCGAGGAAGGGTTCTCGGAGTGAAAGCCACCCTCACCCTGGAAGACGACGGACTGGCCGGCGTGAAGCTGACCACCAATTTCCACGGAGAAGCCGCGCCAAACAGCCCGGCCCACCGCTGCGCGATTCTCCTGATGGAGCACATGAACATCCTCGGAGCCCCACAGGACGAGGCCCAGCCCATCAAACTCGAAGCGCCCAGGTTGCGTCTGGTGTCGGCATGACAGCCAAGAAGGTAGCGAATCCGCGTGCAAAGGCGACGAGCTCTCAAGCAGCCGCCGAACAACGCCGCACGCTGTTCATTGAGGCTTACTTGGCCAATGGCGGCAATGCGACCAACGCAGCAAAAGCCGCAGGATTCAGCGAAAAGACTGCGCACGTTCAGGGATGCGTGCTCTTAAAGCATCCTAAAGTTATCCACAGGCTGGACGAAAGACGCAAGGAACTTGCGCAGAAGTACGAGTTGACGACAGAAAATGTCATTCGCAGCCTTGCGCAAGCAGTTTATTTCGACCCTCGCAAGCTGTACGACGAGCAGGGCAACCTCAAGCCCATCACCGATCTGGACGACGACACCGCCCAAGCTTTGAGCGGATTCGAGGTCACGGAAGAAAAAGGATCCGGCGAAGACCGCGGGCAGGTTATTGGCTACACCAAGAAAGTGAAGTGGCTGGACAAGAACACCGCCCGGGAGCAGGCCATGAAGCACTTGGGCCTGTTCAAAGCCGACAACATGCAGCGCAGCCCGCTGGAAGGCGTTGACCGCAAGACCCTGAAAATGATCCAGGAGCGCCTGAGTGGGAAGCCGTGAGGACTTGTCCTGGCTGGACAACCTGACGGAAGACGAGAAGAAAGCACTGCTGGCCGAGGTCACGGCCGAGCTGAACGCCAACAAGCTGGCCGACTACAAGCCATATCCAAAGCAGATTGAGTTCCACACGGCCGGCGCGGACGACGATGTACGCGAACGCCTGCTGATGGCTGGCAACCAGTTGGGCAAGACCGTTGCTGGGGCCTTTGAGGCGGCGATGCACCTGACCGGGAAGTACCCGGAATGGTGGGATGGCGTCAGGTTTGAGCGGGAAACCACGGCATGGGCCGGATCCGTGACGGGGCAGGGCACGCGGGACACCGTGCAGCGTCTGCTGCTTGGACCGGTGGGCGCATGGGGTACGGGCTCCATCCCCAAGGCAGACATCGTGGACATCAAGCGGGCATCTGGCGGGACGCCGGACCTGGTGGAGTCCATCACAGTCAAGCATGTGAGCGGCGGAACCAGCCGGATCACGCTGAAGACTTACGACCAAGGCCGGGAGCGGTGGCAAGGGGAAACCCTGAACTTCGTCTGGTTTGACGAGGAACCCCCGCTGGACATCTATGTGGAGGGAAAGACCCGGACCAACGCCACATCGGGCATTGTCTGGCTGACGTTCACGCCGCTGCTGGGCATGTCGGACGTGGTCAAGCGGTTTCTGATCGAGAAGGTGGCCGGCACCAAGGTCATTACCATGACCATCGAGGATGCGGGGCACTACACGCCAGAGCAGCGCAAGGCAATCATCGCCAGTTACCCGGCACATGAACGCGAGGCCCGGGCAAAAGGCATTCCGACGCTGGGCTCTGGGCGCATCTTCCCGATTGACGAGGATCTGCTGAAAGAGAATCAGCCGCCGATTCCGAAGCACTGGAGGCGGATTGTCGGCCTGGACTTTGGCTGGGATCACCCGACCGCGGCAGTCTGGCTGGCCCATGACCTGGACACGGACACGGTGCACGTCTATGACGCCTACCGGCTCAAAGAGGCCACGCCGATTATTCACGCCGCGACCATCAAGGCCAAAGGTGCGTGGATTCCCGTGGCTTGGCCGCATGACGGCCTACAGCACGACAAAGGATCCGGGGATGCCCTGGCCGCCCAGTACCGGAATCTGGGCGTGAACATGCTCAAGGAAAAGGCAACGCACGCGCCAGCCAAGGGCGAAGAAGAAGGCACAGGCGGCAACGGAGTCGAAGCCGGGCTGATGGAAATGCTGGACCGCATGCAGACCGGCCGGCTGAAAGTCGCCCGCCACCTGAACGACTGGTTTGAGGAGTTCCGGCTTTACCACCGGGACGAAGGCAAGGTAGTCAAGATCGACGAAGACCTGATGAGCGCCACGCGCTACGGATTGATGATGCTGCGCCACGCAAAGGTCAACACCGCCAAACCCCAGGTCGAAACCACCAAGCCCTACACGTCCGGCATCCCCGGCATGGGCGTTTTCGGATAGAGAGGATCAAGCATGGCAACAGTTACCCCCACCAACAACGGCGACATCGCAGGCGACGGCAGTGTCGTCATGTTCACTTGGACGCCGCTGACCACCACACACTCTCATGGTTCGCAAGTTGAAATGACACCTTGGGCCGATCGGTGCGTCCAGGTCAGCGGCACCTTTGGCACTGGCGGCACTGTCGTCATCCAAGGCAGCAACGACGGTACGACATGGGCAACGCTCAATCAAGCTCAAGGATCGGCGGCCAGCTTCACGGCAGCCAGCATCAAGCAGATCGTGGAGACGCCGCGCTACGTGCGCCCCAACGTCACGGCAGGCGACGGCACGACCAGCCTGACCGTCTCGCTGATCATGCGCCGACCCAACCCGATGCGCACCTGACACAAGATGCGATTCAAAAACCCATTCGCGCCGAAGCCCGAGCAGCCGAAAAAGCTGTCGCGCGAGCAAGTTCAGCAGGTGCTGGACGTGATCAGCCAGGAGATCCAGACCCACCGGGACGACGCCATCACGGCGCGCAAGGATTCCGGCATTGAGAAGGTCTGGCTGGCGGCCGAAGAAGCCTACATTGGCATCGACGCCCAGAACCGGGGCGACTTTGCCGGCCAGAACTGGGCCAAACCGATGACGCTGGCAGGCCCCGTGATGACCGGGCCGACTGCCAACGAGAACAACGGCCGGAGCACAGCCTTCATCCCGCTGACCGCGCGCTACGTGGATGCCGGCACGGCCAAGGTGTGCGAAATCACGCTGCCGGCCGACGACAAGCCATTGCCTTTGGCCCGACGCCAGTGACCGACCTGATTGAAGCCCAGGAAGACAACGCACGGTGCTGATGGACGACGGCCAGCCCGCCATGCGCGACCCGCAGCCCGGCGAACCGGTGCAACAGGTGCCCGGATGGCCCCGGGTGTTCCATCAGGTCAAGGACTTGGCCGCCGAGGCACTGGAAGAAGCCACCAAGAAGGCCAAGAAGGCTGAGACGCGCATCTACGACTGGATGGTGGAATCCAACTACCGCGGCGAAATGCGCAAGGTCATTTTCGACTCTGCCCGGATTGGAGTGGGTGTCCTGAAAGGCCCGTTCCCCGTGGAGCGCAAGGCGCGCGCCATCACCAAGGACAAGGCAACCAACTCGGTGACGCTGGCCATCAAGTCCGAGATCAAGATCGGCTACAAGTGGGTGG